CAGGTAGTGTAGCAGGAACTGTAGGTGGGCATACTTTATCAACTCCAGAAATATCTTCACATACACACGGTAGAAATTTCATACAGAGCAATCCACCACAGAGTCTTAAAAGTGCTCCAAATCAATCTTATCTTAGTATTGCAGCACAGTTAGAAGAAGGTGCTTACAGAGGAAACCCTTTTTCAGAAGCTCAGTCACAAGGAGCTGTTATTGAAGATGTCCCAACAAGTTCAGCAGGTGGTGGTGGATCTCATAGTCACCCATTCAGTGGCTCTCTTTCAAGTGCAACTGCTGCAGTTACTATTCCTGCCGCAGACGTAAAATATGCAAATGTGATTATCGCTGCCAAAGATTAGTGATAATCGTAAAAGATAATTTTTTTTCCGATTTAGATGAAATAAAAAAAATTCTTCAAAAAGTTCCTGTATATAGTAATGAAGATTGGGAGAGATCAACTAATAAAAAAATCTATTGGCAAGGTAATAGAAGTAATGATTTTGGTACATCTCATAAAGATATATACGACATG